CTTTCACTATTATCAAGACCGCCTCTGCTACATTTACAGTCTTAGAAACTCAAACCAAGTTCGCCTAAAGGAGATTTAATAATGCCAATTATTGCTTCTCGCGCAGGTGGCTCTGCTGGTGGTTTCGGAGGGTTGCGCTCTTTTGCGCCCTCAGGTTTAACCGTTGATTATCTGATTGTTGCTGGTGGTGGTGGTGGTGGTGGATTTTCAGGCGCAGGTGGTGGTGCTGGGGGTTTGCGTTCCACAGTCACAGCAACAGGTGGTGGCGGTTCATTAGAGACTGCTTTGATTTTGGATAAAACTTTTTCCTATTATGTAACCGTAGGTGCAGGTGGGGCTGCTGGAAGTAGTTCTAATACTCGCGGTGGTGTTGGCGGTAGTTCCTCTTTTGGGTCAATTATTTCTTTGGGCGGTGGCGGTGGCTATAGTAATTTTGGTCAAGACGGTGGGTCAGGTAGCGGTGCTTCTGAGTCAAATAATGAAGTTGGATTAGGAACTGCTAATCAAGGTTTTGCAGGTGGACTTGGAAATGTTGGCGCCCCATATTACGGAAGGTCTGGCGGTGGCGGTGGTGCTGGTCAAGCAGGTGCAAATGCAACAACATCAAACTCAGGTAACGGGGGTGATGGCGTTGCAGTATCAATTACTGGCTCCTCTGTAACTTACGCTGGCGGTGGCGGTGGCGGGATTTATGAATCAGGAAATAGCGGTAGTGGTGGAAGCGGCGGTGGTGGTGCTGGGGCTACATCAGGGGGTAGTTCAACAACAGGTAGTGCAGGAACAGCCAATTCAGGTGGTGGTGGCGGTGGTGCTAGACATCGTGAAAATACTCCTGTAACAGACGGAGGAGCGGGTGGTTCAGGCATTGTTATATTGCGATACTCAGGAGCGCAAGATGCAACTGGTGGGTCAGTAACCACATCAGGTGGCAATACAATCCATACATTTACCTCATCAGGAACTTTTGCTCCAACTGGTGCGACAATTTCAGCAAAAGCAACTGGTGGAGCCATTGTAACTGACGGAGTTTACTGGTATCACACATTTACAAGTTCAGGAACATTTACTCCAAATCAATCATTAACTGCTGACTATTTAGTTGTAGCAGGAGGCGGAGCAGGTGGTCGTAGTCGCGGTGCTGGCGGTGGAGCAGGTGGTTTGCGTTGCACAGTAGGTGCAACTGGTGGTGGCGGTACATTAGAGACTGCCTTATCACTTACTGCTCAGGCTTATACAGTCACAATCGGCGCTGGTGGTACTTCATCTTCGGACCAAGGTCAAAGCGGTAATAATTCAGTTTTTTCAACTATTACTTCTACTGCTGGCGGTGGCGGTGGCGGTGCTACTACAAACGCTGGTATAAACGGCGGTTCAGGTGGCGGCTCAGTAGATGGTGCAGGCGTTGGAACTGGTACTGCTAATCAAGGATTTGCTGGTGGTGTTGGTGTTACTGGTGCAAATTATGGAGCAGGTGGTGGCGGTGGTGCTGGGGCAGTTGGTGTTGCTGGTACATCAAGTGCTGGTGGAAATGGTGGTAATGGTGTAACGACTTCTATTTCTGGAACATCTACTACTTACGCTGGCGGTGGCGGTGGGGCAATTTTTAGTCCTGGAACTGTGGTTGGAACTGGTGGAACTGGCGGAGGTGGTGCAGGTAGTCAATTATTTGCTGGAATTGCTGGAACAATAAACACAGGCTCGGGAGGCGGCGGTGGTGGTAATGATGGCGCAAGCAAGCGAGGCGGTTTAGGCGGTTCAGGTATTGTTATAGTTCGCTACGCAGTCTAAAGAGAGGTTAATATGAAAAACAATGTTAGCAAGATTAAAGAGACTAAACCAACTCAATGCTTTAGTTATGAGGTATCAATGTTAGTTCACATCATTGCCGATAATGAAACTACCGCCAAAACTCAACTTGATGAAAAAGGCGGAATAGTTACAAAGCGTGATGTAAAATTAGTAAATACACAAACTCTCTACGGAGAGGAAAAGGAGTAAAGATGGGTCACTACGCAAAGATAGAAGATGGGGTTGTCACACAGGTAATTGTGGCTGATGGTCCCGATTGGTGTGAACAGAATTTAGGTGGTGAATGGGTACAAACCTCTTACAACACTTTTGGTGGCGTTCACTCAGGCGGTAAGTTCCCTATCCATAAAAATTATGCGGGTATCGGATTTACCTTTGATGGTATTGGTTTTGCTCCTCCTCAACCTTATCCATCTTGGATTTTAGACCCACAGACTTATCTATGGAACGCCCCAACTCCAATGCCAGTTGAAGAAGGCAAAAGATTTACATGGGACGAAGATACTTTATCTTGGCTAGAAATTACTGAGTAATAGGAGTTCATCATGGCAGGTACAACAACTAAGGGACTTCGTTACCCTACCGCTGGAGATAATCCTGCCGTTCATACCGATATTCTTAATTTGGCAACGGATGTTGATACCTTATTAAATGATTATGTTGGTCAGACCAACCTAGTAAGTATTGTCTTTGAAGGTTCAACCCCTGATGGTAATGAGACGACATTAACAGTTACCGACCCTACCGCTGATAGAGTAGTAACAATTCCTGACGCAACTGGAACCGTAGTTCTAGCAACCGCGACTCAGACTCTTACCAACAAAACTTTAACATCTCCAAGTATTAGCAATGCTACTTTTACTGGTCAGCAATCAGGTTTACAAATTGCGTTTAACGACTCAATCGTGTTTGAGGGTACAACAGCCGATGCGTTCGAATTGACGCTCTCAGCAGGAGAGCCAACTTCAGATGTAACAGTTACTTTGCCAAACGAAACAGACACTCTTGCAAATGAAAATTTTGTTCGCACCTCGATTTTAATGCTTGGTGGAATGTAATGACTTTTACCTACTCAGGTGACCCAACTACTAGCACCCGTAATAAGGTGCGCTTTCTTATCAATGATGTGGACTCGGGCGATGTTCTATTTACAGATGAGGAATTGGATTATTTAATTACTGAGTGGGGCGGTAATGTTTACGAGATTTCAAGGGCGGCATGTGAAACTCTAGTGTCGCGTTTTGTCCGTCTCTCAGATTCAACCTCAAAGAGCGTTGGAGATATTTCCGTATCTGAATCTTACACAGCCAAGGCTCAACAGTACAAAGAACTAGCCAATTCATTTTTAGCAAGAGGTATGCGAAAGACCCCACCCCGCCCATTCGCTAATGCTCAAGCCCTTAAATCTACAAACGACAGAATTGTTGATGATTACAACACCGATGCCTATTTAGGAATTCACGACAATCCAAATAATGTTTACGACCATCGTATAGTTGAGTAGGCGCAATTATGGCAAGCGCTATCTATACCAAGGTCACAGAGTTCTTTACAGACTCAGTAGTTTTTACTGCAAGAGCATCGGTAGATAAATACAACAAACCCACCTTCAGCGGTAATACAACCGTTACTGGTCGCCTAATTTATGACACCACAAAATCCAAAGATGTACAGGGAGTCGAAGTTGTAGATACTGGAAGGTTCATTACTAATGGTCCACAAACTGCACTAACGATTGACCATAGGATGACCTTCGGGGCGGACACCTTTACAGTAAACGCAGTAGACCAAATCTCAGATGAAAACGGAGCGCATCACACCGTCATTAGATTCGGACGGTAGACATGGCAAAGTCGTCTTTTAGACTAGACTTGACTGGTGACAAAGAGTTAATCAATGCTCTCAAGGCTGGTAAACAACAAACCCCGCAAGCAATAGCCCAAGCAATCTATGAAGAGGCTAATGTTATTTTTGCTAAATCACAGATTTTAGTCCCAGTTGATACAGGAATTCTTCGAGGTTCAGGTGGCGTATCTGCTCCACAAATGGGAAATCAAGGTTACTTTGTAGATATTTTCTATGGCGGTCCCGCCGCGCCTTACGCTTTTCTTGTCCATGAGATTATAGGTAATTATCACAATCCACCGACACAGGCTAAATACCTTGAACAACCAGTCATGGAAGCCATGTCCACTATCCAACAAAACATTAAGGGTAGAATTATGGACATTATCGAGAAAGGGCATAGGAACTAATGGCAACTATTCTTGAGTCAATAGGTGACTACCTACAAAATACTGCTAGTGCTTTTGGCGCCCATGCCAGCCAAGGCACTTTAGGCACCTCTATATTTTTAGGCACTCTTCCCGATACACCTGATGCTTGCGTATCTATCTATGAAAACACGGGCAGTTCCCCTACATTCACAATGGGGTCAGGTGGTATTCGTATTGACTATCCGATGCTTCAAGTTGTTTGCAGAGCAAGCCGAGAGGATTATCCAACGGCTAGAGATAAGGCAGAATCTATCCGCGTGTTGCTTGCCTCGGTGCTTGAACAAAGTGTCTCGGGGGTGCATATTATGAGGATTGAACCAATGGGTTCAGTAAACTTGGCAGGAGTAGACCCGAAGTACCGACCACTAATCACGGTGAATTTCCGATGTCTAGTGCGAATGTAAGTGAGGAGCCAACGGCTCCGTTAGAGAGAGTGGTGGACCCGTATGGCAGAAACGCAACACTCGATGAGTTCCAGCGATGCTGGAAATGCGACAGGCTCCTCTTCGAAAGCGCAACGCGCCCGTGGAGTATCCGATGCCCCCGTTGTAAATCCAAAAATAAATCAGGTTGATTTTTTTAATGATTTAGATGCACTCATAGGCAGTAAACATGAGGGTGGCTGTTCTATTGGGTATATGGTTTCAAAATTAGAAGCACCTATTCAAAAAAAACTCAACGAAATTTTTATTAACAAAAACATTGAATCTGCTAAGTTAGCCCAGTTGATGTCAGCCTATGGGCTTACAGTAAGTTCATCCGATGTTTTAAGGCGTCATCGCCGAGGATTACAGGGAAGAGATGGGTGTAAATGTCCTCCAATCTTGATAACGCCCTAGATAATTTATTAAAGACTTCAGAGATGGAGTCAATTCAAAAGTTATCACCAAGAGACAGAAAGGCAGATTGGTTGCCTGGGGTAACTTGGCAGGGCGAAGAGGGAGTAGTTACCACTCAACCAATGGAGGGTGATAACGCACCTGACTGGTCGGGAGTTCTTCGCATGTGGGGACTTGACCCCGAACATTTTGCAGTAGTTGAGCCAGTCCTTTTCAATGTATGGGGAGATACTTTAGGAGTTCTCAATCGCCAATGGAAAGGCAAAGTAATCCGAAAGGGCAAACAAGAGGTTGCCGATATTGAAGCCTTAATCCAAGATATAAAAAAACATAAACCACGCGAGCGCAAACCAATTACAGGTGGGGCAAGCCTTGTCGTATGTGCCTCAGATTGGCAGACAGGTAAAAGAGATGGCGATGGTCTTAAAGGTTTAGTTGGTCGATGGCTTCAAGCCGTTGATGATGTTGAGTTTAGAGTTAAAGAATTAAAGAAGATAGGTCGTCCGATTGATTCAATTACCGTTTTATGCCTAGGTGATTTGGTCGAGGGTTGCGATGGTCACTACGATATTCAAACCTTTACAGTTGAGGTTGATAGACGAGACCAAGTAAAGATTGCTCGCCGTCTCCTAAGAGACGCTCTTATCCGTTGGTCAAAGGTTGTCCCTAACATAACCGTTGCGGCGATTGGCGGAAACCATGGCGAGAACCGTAAGAACGGAAAAGCCTTTACGACCCTTAACGATAATGATGATGTAGCCCTAGTTGAATCAGTAGCGGAAATCTTTCAAGCCAATCCTGAAGCCTACGGTCATATCCGCTTCGCTATTCCAACAGATGAGTTAAGCCTTACTCTTGAGGTTAATGGAAAGATTCTTGGGATTACTCATGGACACCTTGCTCGAGTCTCGGGTAGCCCTGAAGCCAAACTTCGCAGGTGGATTGCTGACCAAACTCTCGGGCGTCAATCCATCGGCGATTGTGACATTTTAGTCTCGGGTCATTATCATTCATTTCGACTAGCAGATTGGGGAGGAGTCAAATGGTTACAGGCACCAGCCCTAGACGGGGGAAGCGTGTGGTGGAGACAATCCAAGGGGGAGGTTGCGGATGTGGGAGTTCTGACATTCCTAGTGACCAGCCAAGGAGTGAGCGACATCCAAGTATTATGAACGACCCTAGAGACATCGCCATGTATGCCGCTGAATTGGTCTCAGGAGACCGTCAGGAGGCTTACGGGCATCCACTTGATAACTTAACCCGTGCCTCGAAGATATGGGCTGTAATCCTCGGCTGTGAGGTTTCTGCCGAGCAAGTTGCCCTCTGTATGGTGGGGATGAAGATAGCCCGTGAGGTCAATCAATCTAAGCCCGATACGGTGGTAGATGGCATCGGTTACTTTCTGACCCTAGGCATGATTCAAGAAGAGCGCCTTCGTAGGGAGAATAACTAACCCCAGTTGTGGTATACTCAGACTGTCCGAGAGGAGGACAAGATGACTGAGAAAGTAATCATCAAGGCGACAAAGATTGCGCCTTACGGCAAGGGGTATCAGGTAAACGCTTTCGTAAACGGTGTTGAGAGTGAGCAGACTTTTTATGGAGTCGCAAAAACTTACGCTGTTGAACAAGCAAAAAGAATCATCAAACAAAATGGCAGATTAAACGGCGAACCTTACAAGGGTGAATATGCTTTGTTCAGCGAAGCCCAAAGAAAACAAATCTTAAAACAGTTCGCACAGGTGGTGGTTGTCTAATGACTACAAAAGCAGAAGAGTTACGAGCGCAAGCAAAGCAAGCCCGACAAGATTCGCTAGATTCATTTGAGCGTTGCGATACAGACGGGTTTCTATCTCAATGGGCTTCAGATTGCTCAGCGAGATTATTGTTAGAAGAAGCAGATTTAGCCGAGAATAATTATCTTTGGGGTTTTGCAACCCTAGGTGATAAAGATGGCAAGTTGGTTCCAAACAAAAAAATTGCCACAAAGTTTGGATACGCTTATGCGGTCTTTGCTTCGTTCGCAGACTTGGCGGTTAGAGATGCTCAAATCATTGAATGGGTTGGGACAGGCGATAAAGCGATAGCCAAGAAGGGCTACACTAAAATTATTGTGGAAGCCAAGGGCAAGGTTGTCTTAGGAAAAGGTTTGAATCCAAGCGCCTTCATAGTTCCAGCAGTTCCATTCTTTACAACCGAGAACAGCACAATCATAAAATAATCAATACGCTATACTAAACTCAATGTGCGCTTAGTCGCCTGAGTTTTTCGTCTCTTCCGTGTCCCGAGTGACCTGACGGTCACTCGGGTTTTCTATGTGCCGTCACGGAGGAGATTAGATGACTCGTTACAAAGTCTTACAGGGTATTGATTACCCACCTAACAAACGCGCCGAGGCTGGAAAAATTGTTGAAGATATACCAGCAACATCGGTCAAGTGGCTTTTAGATTCAGGCATTATCGAAGATGCCGATAAGCCAAGCAAGAAAATTGAAGAGCCTGTTATCGAAGAACCTAAAGTCGAGCCAGTCGCAGAAATAGTCGAAGAACCAGTTGTCGAAGAAGGCTTTGACCCTGATGCTATCGATGGCGACAAAGATGGTTTTCTCCAAGACGGCACCCCATTCCAGCGTCCAGTTGAGGAGAAATAATGCCTACATTCGCCCACGGTAAAAATGTCAATGTCTTTCTTGATGAGTTTGATTTTTCTACTTACTTTACTGATGTCAGCGCTTCAACAAGTGTTGATACCGCCGAGACAAGTGCTTTTGGAACAAGCGCAAAGACCTACATTGTCGGTCACCGAGATGGCACGATTTCTCTTTCAGGAATGTTTGAGGCAACCGCGTCCACAGGAACAGATGAATTTTTTGATGATGCTCTTGGTAATGCAACCAAGACCAAAATAATTGTTGCTCCACAAGGTAATTCAATTGCCGCAGGAGCAATTATGTTAGTTGCTGACGATACATCCTATGAGGTCTCAAGTGCCATCGCAGATGTTGTCCAAGCAAGCGCAGAATTCCAATCAACAGATGCAGTTGAACACGGGGTAATACTTTCCTCGGGTGCAACTGTTTCCGCGACTGGAAATGGAACAGGCGTAGATAACACCACTTCCTCCACAAATGGCGGAGCGGGATTCTTGTCAGTTCCAGTTAATACCCGTAACGGAACAATCGGTGTAAAGGTACAACACTCAGCAGATAACTCAACCTTTGCTGACCTTGTTTCTTTCACAACCGTTACAAGCACTCAGAAAACCTCAGAACGAGTTGAGGTTGCAAGCGGAACAACAATCAATCGATACCTACGAGTTGTATACACAGTCGCAGGTTCATCAGGCTCGGCTACCCCTGTGGTGGCTTTTACTAGGAGGTAAAAAAATGCCAACATTTAGACATGGTAAATCCACCGTATTCAAGG